AGAAATTATAATTGAACAATTTAGTTGTATTTTTACAATTTATTGTCAATTTATATTTTTCTATTATGATTTCTGAGATTTGTTTCTAGTGATATAAACACTTATAAAAATCACTTGTATTGAATACTATTGTTTCTTAATGGAATTAAAATTACTACCCGCTTTAATTAGTAGGCTCTGTTTTAAACCAAAATTGAAACTCGATTTAGTTATTTTCTATAAATAACAGCAGTTGAAGATCTGCTTATCAAACAATTTTATATTGAAATTTATATAGGCTACGACACTTATATGAATTTATCTAGACCTCTTAAAGGTCCCATATAGTTTTAAAACTAGAATATGGTCTTTTAAGTCGGAACCTGTTGTAATCAGTCTTTACATTTTTTGTTTGCTAAAGTAAAACGCAAAATGTTTCATAATTCATGAAAATTATTAATCGACTCTTGAAGGTTAGTCCTTAAATAACCTCCACGATAATCATAACGTAGTGATTCCTTTAGCATGCTAAGGCTACGCATGAAACTGACTTTGAAATAATAGTCCTTAAATATTATTTCCTGTTATAATCAGCCTTTATATGATTTGTGAAGCTATCATTAAACGCTTTATCACCCTGTGGCAACCAGTCTTTGCTCGATTTTATTGAACTATCGTTAAACGTTCTTTAACCGTTATTGAAGGTTTGTTTTCAATATACCATATCTATAGGTAAGTTTATAGATGTAGTTGCAATCTACAAAATCTAAATAAGAAGGTTCCCAGCTCGCGAAACTGGTGAATCTTATTTGGATCTTTGCATACTTTGTTGGCTAGTATAATCGCCAATTGTCTATGTGCAGACATTAAAGCAAGTTGACAGTCAGTACTGTTAGGACGACCTACCGTAAATGGTCTCGGGAGTAAACCCTCCCATGAAAACAGCTAATTTATTGGATGTATTTATTTATGAAATGACTCGCTCTCTCACAGATAGGTATTGAATTTAATTTAGTTGAATTAATGGTTCTCCATGTAACATCCGGGTCTCGCCCCCGTGTTATGTGTATTCTTTATGGTAAGCTTAGCATGAAGTAACCTGAGTTCTATTCTATGGTTAGTAAGAATTTTGCTCAATTGTACGATCAAGATCTTAAGTAGCACACTCGAATTTCAGTATCATTTGGACCCCAATTTCCGTAAGTTGTTCGGAAGTTAAAGCCCAAATTAACGCTGAAGCTAGATGCAAACGCTGCTTATTTTCTCGTATGGTTGTGTATATATTCGTTGTTTTCACGACTAATTCGAATAGACATCAATGTGACAAATGGACAAGTGCAATCGAAATTCTCTTAATACAACTCTTTTAACCCACTTTAACGATGAAGCTATATTCCCAATGAATGTAGATAAGTCACAAACTGTTAAATCACGCTGGTTTTTGGTTCTTGTACAAGGAAAAGGTTTAAATATCCAAGATATACCTGCTTCTGATTACAAGAAAATTGAAAATTATCGTACTTATGGCTATAAGGTTGTTCCCTCCCCAAGGGAGCAAAATGTTTCGTATTTGTTTCAACCACACTTAACGCGCTTTGAAGTTAATCAATTTGTTCAACAAATTGAAAGACCGAAGAGTTTTGGCTTAAATAAAAATGTGCACAAAAAGAATAAGAAGATGATAAACTTTGAATCTCAGGGTTTATTTGATTATTTTTCTAGTGTTTTCTCAACTATTAAGAATCTCCCTACGACTCTCAAGAAGGCGGAAGAAATCGTGGATAACGTACACGATGCTTCCAAGAATCTCCCCCCAAATGTTAAGAAGGTAGAGGAAGTTGTCAATATCACTCATAGTACCACAAAAACTGTGAATGAGAAAGTAATACAACCTTTATTTTCTGTTTCGAATCTCGCTTGTGAATTTTTTAATAAAATATATGATTTATGTAAATGGTTTTTTAAAGAAGTTCTCTGGTCAGACAATGGTTTTAAACCGTCTGCTTGGAGATTATTTATTTTCACTTTTGTTCCATATATGTATAGATTTTTAAAGAATCCCCATTATGACACTGTAACCCCCAAACCCCCCCAATTTGAAGCTCAATCTCTTGACAGCTTGATAATGGCATCTCTTTTTTCAGGTGTAGTAGGCTCACGTTTATTACATTTGTTTAAGAACATATCCTTATTTACGCGTATCAAAATTTTGGATGATCTAAGCTTTGTACAAGACTGTATGGCATATATATTAGAAGTTCCATTTCTAATAGCTGTATGGCTTAATAGCAAAAGCAAACGTGAAACTAAACTGTTTGATAATAGTCAATGGTTCTCTCAAGCATATTCCAAGTATGTTTTAGAGAAAATCCCTTTTACTCGAATGAATCGGCTCTCTGTTAAATTTGAATCTCTTTTTTCAGAATATAATCAAAACAATTCTATTCTATCAAATACTTATTTTCAGGAAACCTGGGAAAATTTTTTCTCGGATTTTTCAACTTGGAAGGACGTATATCTTTCTGTTTCTAAAAATCTCCCTGTTAAAATGATGCACATAAGTAAAAAGATAACTGAATTTAATATTAGATATTTAACTTACAAAAATGCAACAAGATCTGAACCCCTCTGTTTTTTGTTTTATGGACCCCCTGGGTGTGGTAAATCAACTATGCTTGGACGATTAGTTAAGGAAATAGGAATTCATAGGACTGTATACACACACGCATCGTATCAGGACCGTGATTTCTATGATCATTACAACAATGAAGACGTTTTTGTCATGGATGACATTGGACAAAAGGGTGTTTATCAGTGGTCTGACATCATAAATATGGTGTCTACTATCAGATATCCACTCAATTGTGCTGAAGCTCCGAAGAAAGGTACTAAACACTTTTCTTCTTCTTTCTTATTATTTACTTCTAATATCAATCCAGCTAATATTACATTAACTGCTGATTGCGGAATAACTGATAAGGAAGCGTTGTGTAGGCGCATTAAATTGTTTGATTTCACTCATGTCACTTTCGTTGACGGCGAATGGAATGGTCATTGGTCAATTAAGACTAGGAATACTGCAAGGAAAGAATGGGTAATACAGGAGGAGGGTGACATACTCTCTAATGATAGTTTTACCGAAAACATAATGCAAATTTTTAACTTGTACTCGCATAAACAACGTGTTACAAATTCATATAGTCCCAACGGGAAAATTGGTAAGTTGTATATACCAAACAAGGAAAATGACTCCTTTCAACTTGATGAAAGGGGTTATTTGAATTGGGAGGCTAATATGTTTCAACAACCCAAGATAGGACTAACCGATGAAGATGGTGAGGAAATAATATTCCGAACCAATGAGGACGGTTCTATCCCCAGAGGACTCCAACGTATGCTCGAAGATGATATACATGAAGCTATTGGGGATTCAACGTTTGACGATGTTGAAATCTCGATAGATGATATAGATCATTTTTGTACAGAAGTTGACACCGAGGTAACTTGGCGTAGTGAATTTGTTCGCTTGTTAGCTAATATAAGTGAATTTATTTGTAAGTGTTTTGCTTTTGATTTTTGTAATTTCTCTGAATTTTTGGCCCACCTTAAGGATTTGTTTTTAAGACCCGTAACTGCTGTTTTTTCTTCTTTTATAATGTTTTCTACTTCTTTTATATTTTTATGTTATTTTGTAATTTCTAAATATTTTAAACGAGCTGTATCATGGACTAAGGATGTAATTTATGTAAATAAAGGAAAATTTAAAGTCTCGCGATCTGAATGGCTTCCAGATGGTTTTTCAACTGTCGAAGAAGCTGTGGCTACCAAAGTCTCAACTATGGAAAAAGTTGCAGACGTCAAAGGGGTTTACTTCTTTGATCTCTCAGGCGTGCACCGAGAGTATGGTACCACACACACTATTACTGGCATAGGTTTCTGTACTGGTAAAGTTGTGCTTGTTCCACATCATTATTATTGTCAATTTGATCCAACTAGGAAGCTTTTTATTTCTATAAAAAGTGGAGATGGGTCTGTTATCGTTGATAACGCATTAATTACGCAAGTTTTTAATGATCCAAATAATGATGTAGTAGTTTTTAACATGCAGATATCTTATCAATTCCCTAAAATTAAGTTTGGGGCTCTGGATAAGAATATGGTACTGGATGATGTATTTATTGGCACTCCTTTTGGAGTAGTCAAAACTGGAGGATCTTTTGCGAACCTCGGATACAAATCTCAGTATTTTGTTCAAAAACTACAATACCCTTTATTTGCCGATGATACTGTCTCAGATGTATCATTAAAGGGCCTATGCGGAGCTATCTACTACTGCAAAGTAGATAATTGTATCGCTCCTATAGGAATGCACGTGGCTGGTAGCACAGACGGCAAAATGGGAATCTGTAAAAAGTTTTCCCTGGGTCTTCTAAAATTTTTAGAATCAAGACCTAATCATGCTACTGCCATCGTCGGAGGGGTGCCTGGCATGTCTCTTGCTAGGACCGACGTTAAACTATTCCAGAATGTCCCAGATAAATCTTCAATTGTTGATTCATCTGTTTCTGGTATATTTCCCCATGAACGTATACCTGCAAATTTGAAAATTCCTGTAAAGGAAATTTCTAAAAAGTCTCATACTATTACTCAAAAGGTAGATATTGACGCACTTGATTTTGCAGAAACATTCATTGATTCTCTTATACCATCTTTTAGCAAAAGTTCAGAAGAACAAGTAGTTAAAGGTATTAAGATTAAGGATCAATGGGTAGCTAATCCTATCAATAAGGATTCGTCTTGTGGATTTGGATATGACTTGAAAAAGGAAGATTATCTGGATTATGAGCAAGGTTTGTACAAACCTTTCCTTAAAGAAAAGATTAGGGTATTACGTTCACAGTTGGCACAAGGAAGCGTCCAAGTTTCAGATGCGATACACGCTGAGATTTTAAAGGATGAGTTGCGAAATAAAGAAAAAGTAGATAAGCCCAGGAGTTTTAAAATGGCTCCCTTGCATGTTACTTGCCTTCAACGTGAGTATATGCTTGATTTATTGGTTAAATTACACCAGAAACGTGATGTTAATGGTATAAGAGTTTGTATCAATCCTTTTTCGGATGAGTGGCTAGAGCTTATGCGCAAGCATCAAGCATACGGTCATTCATTTGATGGGGATTGGGGTAAATGGGATGGGGGAATGCTCCCTCAATTCCAATCTACACTCCGCAGCGTCTTAGTGAAAAAGTTCTGTGGTTCACAATCAGACAAAGATATTTTAGACAATCTTCTATTAATAATTCAAAATTGTCCAACTATAACTTTGAATGATGTTTACTACACTACACACAGTTTACCTTCTGGTATATCTCTGACTGCTGAGTACAACTCATTAATCAATAAAATGTTAACGGCTTATATCTATTATATTCTTTACAAGCAACAATTTGGAGTCGCCCCTCTACTTACAAAATTTATGGCTACGGTCAGAGATGATGTATATGGTGATGACAAACTTGTGTCAACTAATGCTGAAACTGCAAAATGGTTTAACGGAAAAACATTTGAAGGAATCGCGAACGTTTTAGGACTGGATTTTACGCCAGCTTCTAAAGGTGAGTGGACTTATACTACTCAAAGCATTGAAAAATGCACGTTTCTTAAACGCGGTTTTGTATATAATGATTTCTTGCAAACTATGGCTGCTCCACTGGAGATGAAAACGATAACCTCGACTTTGAACTATGTCAAAGATGCATCCAGGCGCGATGAACTGACGACCGTGAAACTCCTTAATTTTCAAAGGGAGTTGTTCTTGCACGGTTCTGATGTTTATTACACTTATATGCAATTAGTCAATACTTTTTTGGCTAACATCGACTTTGAGATACAATTTCTTTCTGTTGATGCTCTGACTAAACTCTATAAGCGAGGTGAATTGTTTGATTCACTAGTGATGGCTTAATGTTTTAGCATTTAGCTCCGAAAAGAGGATAAACTATAAGCTCCGTAATGAGGATAAACTAATAGCTGAACCTACAGGATAACAAGGTAATCAGGTAGCTTTGTCCAAAGGATAAATGGATCGTTAGTGGGACGTTACACACAAAAACATGTATTCATGTCGTGTTAAAGTAGCCGTTATCTGCTTAGTGAATTTTAGTGACAGAAGGTGTTCTTTGAACATGTTGAGCAAGTTGCTTGCAACCTCTACTTGACATGGCTATCTCTTGTAGCTCTAGCTATAGTCTAATACACTAACCCTGTCTTGGTATTTAAGGAGGATAAATGTTACCATCTTTTGATGCTTGAGAAAGATAATTTCTCAATACGTGGCGGAAGTAATCCTTATATTTGACAACTAATTTTTACGACTTTGTGGGTAAGTATAAACCCTCAAAACCAAGCTCTATCAGAGGATAAATGAAGTAAAGCATGGGTAATTAAAACGTATTTCCTGACCAGGAATACACCTTATTTTACGTAGAACTCAGTCCAAGGTACTGAAGAAGCAGCCCTTCTGAAACCGGTCAAAACCCTCCACGAAGTGTGAACAGCTTCTCGAGGTTTCTAATATGTTCAACAACATGGAAATAAATTTAATTATAACCCGTTTTATTGTACGTACGGCCCAAATGTACATTGCTGTCGGTGCAGTCCGATATTTATTAGATCACATCAAGAACTTGGTAACAAGTGGATCCAATATCTTAACTGGAACCCAGGCCTCAAACAGAAGATTTGAAGCTCAGGGTTTGGAAGACGTGTCTCTTGATTCACGTCTGGGTATGGTAGTAGCGAACAGAGAGGACCAATCCTCATCGCAACGGTCATCATCTTCTTTAATAGACACTCAGTCTATCGATGAACGCGGCTGGTTATTGGCAGAGGCAGTCTTAAGACCTTCTCTTGTTGATACTGTAACTTGGACAACTTCGGATGTTCCAGGGTCTGTTTTAGCTACTTATGAGTTACCCAGGGATTTAATTGTTAATCAGTTAAATGACGCACCGTTTAGTACTTTTAAGTACTGGCGAGGGGACATTTCCTTGTCTTTGCAAGTAAATGCGTCTCCTATGCATCAGGGTATAGTGAAGGCGGTATTTATACCTCTGACCTATGCTTCAAGTGCATTACAACGTCTTAACCCTTTGGATATCTCTATAAACGAGCATGTTAGTTTGTATGCAAATACGAGCTCGCCTGCAACTTTAACCATACCATTTTTAAGTCCCTTGAATTACTTGGACGTGCGTATTCCTGGTGATGAATTGGCATCATCTTTGGGTACCCTGTATCTTGTTGTTTGGAATCAACTGGAGGCCGCGACTAATTCTTCATTAATCGCAACCATAAGCGTAATGGCTTCGCTTCCTAATTCTGAATTCAAGGTTCCACGACTCAAACCTTACGTTCGCTTGTCCCAACAAGTACCACGCGTGAGATTTGAAGCCCAGTTTTTCGGAGGACTAAAATCCCTGATAACACCTTTGACTGATATAGCTGCTTCAGGTATATCTAGTGTCACTGGTGGTCTAATACCTAAGAAATTTATTTCTGACGGTATTGACATCGTAAGAGGCTTGACTGGTTTAGATAAACCTTCTAATTACATGGTTGGTGCTCCCACCGGCCATGTATCAGTAGGTCGTCTAAACAACGCTGTTGGAGAAGTATATTTGGATAAACTGACGCCATTCCCGGCTGAAGTTGCCGCTTTGAACTCATCCGATATTTCATCTCGTGCGGATGAAATGAGTTTTGCTTACCTCTTGTCTAAGTCAAGTTACCTTGGGTCTTTTGAAGTTTCGACTTCTAAGGTTCCTGGTGACGTTCTTGCATATTTTCCTGTTAATCCGATTTGTACCGATATTGGTAAGATTTCTTATCAACCAACTTTGTTAGGATACGTAAGTATGCCCTTTCAGTTTTGGCAAGGCTCTCTAAAGTTTAAATTTGAAGTAAGTGCAACTAGCTTGCAAACCACGAAACTTTTTGTGGCATTCAATCCTGGAGTATTCGTACCTCAGACGACTTTGGATATACAAACGATTTCAGCCCAATATGGCAGAACAATCGACATAGCACAAGGCAGCAACACTTTCGAGTTTGAGGTGCCTTATATAGCTCCAACACCGTTTTTGGAAGTGCCACATAACAACGATACTACTCTAGGGGTAACACTCTTGAATAGTGTTGGTATGTTGCATGTAGTCGTACTTAATAGACTTGTGTGCCCTAATAACGTACCCACGTCAATTAAAGTAAACGTATACATATCTGCTGGGGATAATTTTATTCTCAGAGGGTTGTCAACCGCTAACTTATGGACTCCGATAGAGCCTGCTCCAATTGGTACCACTAGGTTTGAAGCTCAAATGATGGCTCCTACAGAACCATTGTTAAGCGAGGTCGTTGAGGAAAAGGTTATTTCTGAACCGATTCAGGTAGCCAAAGATTCGATAGCAAATTCGAAAGAAGGAACTATCAATCCAGGTATATCACTCAGCGTACGTGACTATCTGAAGAAGTATCAACTTGTTTACAGGGACATACCTCTTCAGCTTCCATTCTTCAAGCGGAAATTAGATCTTCGTGATATAATTTCCATACAAGATAGTGTCCGTTCCACGGGGATGTTGGAGTGGTTTACTGCTCCTTATCGCTGTGTTCATGGTGGTCTTCGGTTTAATATTAGTTTCAATGGGTCTTTTCTCAATGGAACAGGTTTTGAATCGCTTTGTCGACAATTTCGTGTTTACTATCTACCTCCACTTTCTGGAACTGGCGGCTACAATGCAATAACCCTGCAATTCTTGGAAACATTTCAAGAGACCGCAGACCCTTTGCTAAACGTCACTCGACTGAATGTGAGCATGATTAACACTATTGATCGTACACTCCACTTTGAAGTCCCTTATCAAGTTTTACTCAATTTCAACTTGACAAAGGATGAAATCGATTTGGCTTATGCCACTAGCCATTATACAGACATGGGTTCTATACTCTTGTTTGCTGATGGGATCGAAGGGACAGTCCAACCAGACGACTTAACCATTACGGTTCATGTTGCCTATGCGGATGAGACAAGGGCGTTTTATTTATATAAAGTGCCATTATTGGGGCGTTCAGGTATTTATTATCCGGACCTGTGGGAGGGTACCACACTCAATAACTTGTCTCCAGTCTTTTAACTCTTATGATTTATCATGGGATTTTTAGCTCAATGGTAAGAGGATAAATTACTCGTAGTTCCAGACGATACGGGAATAAGCTTGTGAATCAGGCCGAGTTTATATATACTCGTCAACATATAAGAGTAATTGATGGAAGGACGCGTTCTTACAAACGTGTGGCACAAGTAGCTTGCTACCTCTATGTTGCATGGATAACCCTTAGCGGCTCTATCTATAGTTGTTATACGTCAAACCCTTCTTCTATTCATGTGTATATATTCGACCACGAAAGTGCTTATTGATTCAATTTAATAATACGTCGAGGATGGAAGCATGTTTAGAAAAGCATCGTTATTCGGCTCTTCCAGGAGTTTAAGCTGGAGGTCTGTGAGGACCTTAAATATCACGTTGTCATGTGTCGTAAACATATGGTAGGAGATATACTACTACAATTTATCAACCAGGAAGTATCTTCCTGCATAAAGCTCACAATATCTACCTTGCAACCTTTAACTAGGATAACAGAGGCTCTGTTGTGAAATACCTCTAGTCAAATTTGGCCGGAGGTATATAAATTGGTCAAATTGATTAGTGGGCTTTATGCCCTTCTAAC